ATGGAGAGACGCGCGAAGGTGACGAAGTAGACGAGGTATTGGAAGTTACCTGGGTCATTTTTAGTGTCTAAATTTGGAGACCTGTCCTGGCACGAAGATGCCGAGTGCCGCAAGCCAGCACATAAGAAGCTAAAGCCATATTTCTTTTCAAATGTTCCAAGTGAGAAATATGATGCAAGAAACTTGTGCTTTAGCTGCCCCGTAAGAAAGACGTGTCTCAAGTGGGCGCTTGATAATAAACAGATTTGGGGAATCTGGGGTGGAAAAGACGAAGCTGAAATTCGTCGCGCGCTGTCGGTTTCTCACACAGGGCAAGAAATTCGTCGTCAGCGATTTCCTAATTGCCCATACTGTGGCGCACGTCCAATCAAACTCGATGTTGAAATGCGAGATGATCCAGACGGCGGACGCTGGACAACTGCTAAGTATGTAGTATGCTCAGAGTGTGAGTTCGAGTGGAAAAGCAGAACCAGTGCAAACGCGGTTAACGCGTACAAAGCTGCTAAGGCTGCAAAGAAAAAACCTAAGTCTTCTTCTAAAGTTACTGAGAAAGTTGAGTATCTTCAAGAGACGGCTGACGATCAGCCTGAAGATTTTTAATCATTGCTTTTAGCATTGCAATTTGAAGAGTTTGCTGCTTATTGATTTCCAGTAGCTCTTCGATCAGGGCTTGTGCTTCAATGTCCATTGTGTATGTTTCCTTTATCTATTGTGTAAGTTCGTACCAACCCTTACCCCATAGAGTAAGAAGTCGTTTGAAGTATTTATCATACATCAAAGCAACGGTATCTAAACCGTATCTTTGCGTAGAATATTCGTGAATAGCTTTGCGGTCAAGATTTTCTGCTTTTTGCGCGGCGTCTATAAATTCTTGAAGTGTATGGCAGCGAAATCCCGTAACACCGTCAATGACGGTTTCAGTAAATGCGCCCCAGTCAGTTGATATGACTGGCGAGCCACAAGCCATTGCTTCAATAGCTACGGTACCAAACGGTTCAACATAGATAGTCGGTGTAAATGTCGCAATTGCGCCACCCATAAGCTTTGCGCGCTCTTTAGTACCTACTACACCGACGTACTCGCCGTACTCTGGAGGAGTGCCTTGTCCTGCAATTACTAATCGCTTGCCCATACTTTTACACACATCGACTGCAATTTGGTAGCCTTTACGCTCAATCAGTCTGCCAATGTATAAATAGTAATCGTCAGGCGTTTCTTGCAAAGGAAAGTCTTTAACGTCAATATAGCTTGGAATAACAGCATCGTAAAACTTGCCATCAAGAGCATGCGGGTCTGTAACTTTTGAGCCGTAGCATGAGTGCATCCATGCGTAAGATTCAAAGACTTTGTATTTTGCGAATGAGCCGCCGTACCCAATGCCAAACTCTACGCTTAGCTCTTGAGGAAAAGCATCAGCAATTGGCTTAGAAGCATAGCCTGTAATGAGGCAGATAAAGTCTTGATGCTCGAGACGCTTGTCTATTTCTTTTATGACGTTGTTATTGAATGTCTGCCAGTGCGACAAATTCCAGTCAAAAGATGCTGCCGAGTAATGGTTAGCGCCGACAGCTTCTAAACGCTGTTCTTCAGTAATGCACATGATGTGCTCATCGCAAGGTGCTTCATTATATTCGCCTGCATACAGATACACGGTGTGACCAAGATTTTTCATCATGATGCAAAACTTACGCACCTTTTCCGTGTATGCACATGCGGTAAAAGCTTCAGTTGTATTCGTGTGTGGTAGTGAAACTACGTGAAATCTCATGGTTAGATGCTACGAGAATATGGTTGGAATTTTGATTAAAACCACAACCCCAATTAGCCAGAGGGCAATAGAAAACATAACCAAGTAGGCAACAAGGTTCTTAATTTTCATAACGGCAGTGATACCTAAAAGAAACAAGGCAACAGCGAATAGCCCTGTAAGCATTTGCAGCTGATTGCTGTATCCGCCTTCAGTGTTTGATAAATCTATCCAGTACTTACTACCTTCAAACTGCTTGTTGTACGGCTCATATAGAGCATCCATATAAGGCTTGCATTCTGGCAACTGTTTTCTGGGATCTTCAATAAAGCACGGCATAGCAAATTCATACAATTCAGCAGAACCGCTCATTGTTTTTACATCAGTGAAGAAATCATTTTTATCCATTCCTTCCAGAAAAACGCGAACTTGCTTGTCTTTCCACACAGTTAGGTCATCTCGGTATTTGACTTCTGAAGTAATCCACATTCTGTCTGCCTCTGACAGACTCAGTTGATATTCAGAGTTAGCGTCTGCAGACCGACCTCCGTGTAGAGAGGATTGAATCGCTGTCCATGCAGCGGTGGTCGACACTAAGCCGAGCATAACGACAATCAAGAGATCGCCTGAAAATTTTTGGATAATCTTATTCATTTGTATGTTACCAATCAAGAGTTAGAATAATCTGCGTACACTACGAATGAGCTAAGAATAAGTTTATCGCTAGACATCGGAACCATTGCTTGGTGAGGATAGGACCAGTGCGTTGGGAAAATAGCAACAGAACCTTTAGTTGGTTTAACACTGACGTCTTGGTGTCTAAAATACGTCTCTCCGCCTTCTTCAACAGTATTTACATATGCAACTATTGCAAGAACTCGATCAGCAACGTGCGGTGACCAGCACTCACCATCAATGTGCTCTCGGTAGTAGCCTTCACCTTTTTTGTAACCTTGCCATAGATAACCGGTGTCAATTAAGTTTGGGCACTTTTTTATCCAGTCGTACTCTTCTACATACATAGAAACTGCGACTTTCATCGATTCATAAATTTTTCTATCGAACTCGTTGTACGTTTGTTTTTGTTCTTCGGAAAAAGTGCTGGCAGTTTGCGCAAAATCAAGAGTCTTTTTTGTGTCAGGGTAAAAGCCACCGGAAGTTTTACCTTCAGTAGCACAGTCTATATTGGAGTAGTAGAAGTCCCATATACCGTCGCACAGTTCGTCGCTAAGCGCATTGTGATACACCCAAATTGCATCAGATACTTGCTCTGCTGTAATGCTCATTTGTTTTCCTTAGGTCTTTTTATCTAGCCCCATGCTCCCATAGCGCTGGCTTACCTACAATATTGTACCAGCACCAGGCATCAAAATCAAGACTCATGTCAGGAATTATTGAAATGTCTGAACGTTCTCTTGCACTTTGGTCGCCTTTTAAGAACTTTGCAACTCGTTGCTCTGGTACTTCATCCCAAAGCCAGTTTCTTATTGAATCTGGCATTTCTAGTTCTTGAAGAATTTCATATGCAAGAGTCGAGTAAGTGTCTCGGCACTCAAGTTCTAGATAGCACCATTCCCACTCAAGCATGAGACGAAACAGCTCTTGTAAAGTTTTGCCTAAGTTTTCAGAATAATGAAAATCTTGATCTTCAAGCTCTTTGCTATTTAAGCGTAAGTAGACAATAAAACCACTGTAGCCTTGAATTGGTAGACGAAGAACTCTTGTATTGTTTAGAGAAGCAACGTGACTATTCGTTGTGGGGTAAACTGGGTCGGCGCTTCCACAAAGCAAGCACACTCCTGTTGCCTCATCGGTTTCATGAAGTGCCGTAGGCTTTGGTTTATTTTTTGGTGCTTGTGCGTCGCATCTGGGAGTCATTGAAGCACTTACGCCTTCAAGGTCAACTATTTCTGGCTTAAACTCGTAGTCATAAACAGATTTAATAAAAGCAAAATAGCCGCGCTCATCTTCTTTTGTTCCAGGTACTTTGTAGTAAACACCAAACTGTTCTACGCCTTTAGGCTCGTCGCGCAAGTACGATCTATTTGTCATCGTGATCCGTACTTCCAAAGCTGCGGTGCACGCGCTACTTGATACCAGCACCAGGCTTCAAAGTCTGGGTGCATGTCTGGAATAGTAGAAGTGTTAGGTCTAGCTCGTGCGTCTAAGTCCCCTTTTAAGAACTTAGCAACATGCATATCTGGCAATTCATTCCATACCCAGTCTCTAATACTTTCCGGAACTTGCATTTCTTGTAGCATTTCATAGCAAAGTTTTGCACAGGTATCTTCTGAGTCTAAGTTCAAATATACCCATTCCCACTCAAGCATGAGCTTAAACAACTCTTGAAGAGTTCTTGTGACATTTGGGTTTGTATATACTTCAGTTTCTTCAATTTCTGAGTCATTGAGCTCTAAATACGCAATAAACCCTTTGTAACCATGAAAAGGTATTCTTAAAGTTGTTGAATTACTTAAAGATGCATAGTGACTATTTGTTGTTCCATAAATTGGATCGCTACTTCCGCAAAATGCGCAAAGACCCGTTTCTTCGTCTTCCTCATGAAGTGCAGTCGGCATTGGCATTGCTTTTGGCGCAGAAGCATCGCATCTTACTGATAGTTTTTGGTCGTCATCAGCAATGTGACTAACGTCTTCTTCGTAAAAGCGATGATTGTATAAAGCTCTAATAAAAGCAAAGTATCCTTGCGTGTCTGCGCCAGACCCTGGCAGTTTATAAAGCTGTCCTACGCCGTAGTTATGTGATGGCTCATGCCGTAAAAGATTGCGATCTTCATCCCAGCTGGGAATGTACTCTTCCATAGTCTGTCTCTCTTTCTTAGTACTTAATAATAAAGTAAATTGATTGCTTATTTACAGTATGCGTATGATTTGCGCCGGCGGATGTACTTGCAATGCTGACCATGTTCCAGTTATGACTGTGCGCGTTAGGCGTATACGTATCAAAAAAATGACTATGAGAATGTGATACTGCGCCTAAGTTATGTTTATGGTTGTGCGCGTCATTAGTTACCGGGTGTGTACCATGTCCAACGTTATTTGTAGCATTTGACGTATTGCCACGCAAGTAGTTATGCTGATGCGTATTACTTGGCCCGCCTGTGTTATGACTGTGGTTCCAAGAAGTAGCTACAAGTTGATGGTTATGGTTATTTGCATTTCCAGTATTGTGACTATGATCTTGCTGCGTTGTCCCGTTGCTGCCATACGTTGAAGACGTATAGTTATGCACATGCGAAGTTGAAGCTGAAGCAAATAGTACTGTAGTATTGCCAAGCGAGCTTCCAGCTGCTCGTCCAACAGGAGTAACAAATGAGGTAGAGGATGTTAGATCTGGCACGTTCCAGCTTGTGTTAATCGACCCTCCGTACGAAGTGCCAATCACATCTCGAAGTCTTGTGTACGTGCTCCATGAATATGAAGTGCCATCGCAAAGAAGCCATCCGTGCGGCGGAGTAGTAGTTCCTGCCCACATTTCAATGCTACCAACTGGTACAATGTCATACGGTTCATAAGAAGTTCCGTCGTAGACAAGTGATTGTCCGTCAACGGCGCCCGCTGGTGCAATAGTATATGAATCTACGTTCGCGTCAGCGGATACTTTAAAATCTTTTTCGCTCATTTTATTGAAACCTAATAATAAAGTAAAAACCAGAAGTGTTAATACTATGAGAATGAGAAACGCTTTGGGCGGCTAGTGTTGCTTGAAAAGAGTGAGAATGCCTTGAATTTGTAGACGGAACGTTTGATCCATGCGTATGCGAGCCAGAATTGGAGTTGTGCGCATGATTGGTAGTTGCCTGACTTGTGCCGTGAGTGTGATTGGCGTTAATGCCGCTGCTTTCTACAAAGTTTCCGCTTCCTGAGAGATAGTTATGAGCATGTGCTAAGTTTGCGTTACTTGTGTTGTGCGTATGGCCGCCACCAGAAGTTGCGTTAACTTGGTCAAAAGAATGGTTATGGTTATCAGTAGCAGAAAGTCCGTTATGAGCATGCGCTAAGTTTGAGCTTGTCGTAGAGTTTGCAACAAAGCTGTTTCCTGCAGTATGCTCGTGACTAGTTGTAGCATTAGCTCCAGTAGCTGCGGTATTAGTTGTTGCTGTTTGAAGAAAAACACCGGCATTTGCAACATCATTTGCGTCATCAATTCCTAAAACAACTGGGTATGATTTCCCAGAACTGTTAAAAGACGGCAGCCCAAAAGTAGATCCGTTTGGAGAAACAGTAAATCTATTTCCGATTACTGCGTAAAGTCTTGCATAAGTTGTCTGACTTAAGTCTTGTCTTCCATCGCATATAAGATAGTCATCTGGCACAGTTGGGCTTGTGGAACCGCTTGCCCACATCCTTACTACGCCTACAGGTATATTTCCATCAGACGAAACGTATGAACCACTAGAAGATGAAAAAACAACTCCGCCTGAAGAAACATTAGAACTAAGATCTATTTTGACATTGTCAATTACAATGCCACTTTCTACTTTAAAATCTTTAATACTCATGGCTATACACCGTGCTGCGCTTTAATAATAAAAAACACTTGAACTGCAGAAAATCCGCTCGCGTGTTGATGAGACGTATTGCTCATTGCTTGATTGGCGTCTGAAGTAGAAACTGTAACAGTATGAGTATGAGTTAAGCTAGTAGCTTCTCCTGTGTGCGAGTGCGTAACACTATTTCCAGGAACATCCGTGTGAGAATGGTTCATTGATTCTGTGCTCATGTTGTGAGTATGGCTGGCGTCTGAGCCAACAAAGCTAGCGCCGACATTGCCTTGCTTATGCTGATGAGTATGTTGGCCTGCGGCTGTTAGTTGGTGGGTGCCTGTTGAACTAGACTCACCGGACGCTCCATGGTTATGGCCAGAGTTGCCAGTTGTGACGGTGTGAGTGTGGTTAAGAAACTCTCCAGCACCGTCTCCCCACTCACTTGAGTTGTGATTAGACGTGTGACTGTGTGAACTTAGCGTGTTTGCGTCAGCGCTAGAAGACAAAGTGTTTGGCGCGTCAGTATTTGTTTGAATGTGTCCAATAGGCAGTCTTTCAGTCAAGTTTGGTAGCCTAAAATGACTAGTCCCTGCACCGCCAGAACCGTTGGTGCGCGCTCCGTATCTTGTCCCTACGACTGTGTCAAGGTCTGGGTACGAAGAAACTGCTGTCTCGCTGCCATCGCACAGAAGCCATCCAGTCGGTACATTTGTTTTTGAACCGTTAATTAGCCCTGTATACATTAAGACAGTGCCAATTGGCGTTTCTCTTTTTGCTGTAACTGTGTTTCCTATGCGGTGCAGCGACGAGCCATTTTGAGTTGCTGAAAGATCTACGGTAACGTCGTCGACAATTATTGAGCCGTTGACTACAAAATTTTTCTCGGCCATGGGTTTACTATACCATTACAACTTTAATAATTTCAGCGGTTACGTTAGTAGATGCAGCATCTGAAGCTGCAACTAAAAGACGTATATTACCAGAACTAACATCTACAGTGACGGCAGCTCCAGAAATAGCGCTTGCTCCTGTGTCTATAATTGCAAATTCATTATAATCAACTGCTGTTTCATCGCTGTTGACATTGACAAGAACTTTAGATAATCTGCGCTTTGTTCCTTGGATAAGACGTACTGTATACTCGACCGAAGAGACTCCTGAAATTGCAACAGTATCAACAACAACTGCAGTATTGTTTGCTGTTGCGGTGGTATCGCCTGGTGTTGCTGTTACATTGTAAGAGTTGCCAAGAACTGTTGACGGTAAAACATCAATATTTATCCAAGAAGAAGTGCCGTTATCGTACACCAAAATGTCGTCATCTGCAACATCAGTAATAACAACGTCAGTTAGCCCGTCTAAGGTAGAAGAACCGCCGCCGCTGCCTAAATCACTATACGTTGTTCCGTCATTTGTAAATTGCCACTTGTCAGTTGTTTCATTCCAACGAATTGAAACATTGTCTGAAGTGCCACGTTCTACTTCAATACCAGCGTCTAGAGTAGGTGAGCCTGCAACCCCGTAATTAAGCGTAATAATGTTGTCTTCAACATTAAGAGTTGCAGTTTCTAAAGTAACCGTTGCGCCCTGTACTGTAAGGTCTCCAGAAACAATTAAGTTATCGTCAATTGTTACTGTTCCACCGGCAGAGTCGATTGTTAAATTGCCTGTTGTTGTATCAATTTCTCCAGCGGCAGTTATTCCAATTCTTACCGCGTCAAGAGTTGCGCCCGCGAATTGCGGACTGTCAGTTGTACCAACTGCTTGGCCAATTGACACAACTACAGCACCAGTTGAAGCGTTTACTGTGACCCCAGTACCTGCAGTTGCATTGACTGACGCAACCTTTGCATCAGTGTATGTAGTGCTAATTGAAGAACCATTCCATACGCCGGCAGTAATTGTGCCGACTGTAGCAATGCTGTCGTCTCCAGAGTACGTGCCACCGGCGACTGCCGCAAGAGTTGCATTGTAGCCTTGGACGTCTACTCCAATTGCAAGACCTAATGTTGTTCGCGCAGTTGACGAATCTGCGTCATCAATAAGACTTCTACCGAATGTTGTAAGATCCGCCAGTGCTGCTGTGCCGGCTCCTGTAAAGTACGGTAGCTTATCTGCTGCGCTTGTAAGACCAGCGAGAGCTGCGAGCTCTGCATCGTACGCTTGAACATCGACGCCAATTTCAAGGTCAAGATTTTGCCTAGCAGTAGCCGCGTCTGTTGCGCCAGTCCCACCGTATGAAACACCAACTGCAGTTCCTTGCCATACTCCTGTTCCAATTGTGCCTACAGTAGTAAGACTTGAAGTAATTACTGATGCATTTAGAGCAGTTCCAGTAAGAGTATTTGCATCTGCCGTAATTGTGCCAGAGCCGCCTAAAGAAATCGTTGTGCCATTGATTGTAAGGCCAGTGTTTGTAAGAGATACAGTCGGTGTTGAACCTTCGCCTGTACCGCCGGAAACGCTAATTCCAGTGCCAGCGGTTAAAGAAGCAACGTAGCTTCCAGTCGTATGAGTACCAAGCGTTACTGCGTCAGCGCCTACCGAAGTAATGTCGCTAAGGTTGCCTGAAGTAATTACAGTTCCGCTTATATTTGGGAATGTAATTTGTCTATCAGATGTTGGATCAGTAACAACAAACGTAGTTTCAAAGTCATCGGACGTTACGCCTTCAAAGACAATTTGATTGCCATTAATTGTAAGTCCTGCAAATGTTGGAGAAGCACCAGTACCGATAGCTTGCCCAATTGCAATTGTTGCATTGCTGTTTGGCGCAGGAGTGTGCGTAATTGTAACTCCTGTGCCCGCTGTAAGACCGCTTATGTAATTATCAACAGGGCCAGTAGGTCCAGTTGCTCCTGTTACGCCAGTCGCACCTGTTGCACCAACTGGTCCTGTAGCACCAACTGGGCCTGTAGCACCAACTGGGCCAACGTCTCCAGTGCGTGCAAATGTAATGATTACATCTTCATTGTTGCTAAACGAAGTTGCAGAACCAGAAACATATGCACAGAATACATCGAAGAACCCAGTTTCTTCAACGACAGAAGAAATCGTAAACAGTGCAAAGTCGCTTGAGTCTGCTTTGTTAGAAATTCTAAAGTGACCCTTAATAGTTGCAGTTGAATCATCAATTGTGCGCAAGAACGCTTGTACGTCGATTGAACCATCAGAAAGATCGTCAATACTCATTTCTGTTGCAAGCGTTAAATCAGAGTTATCAAACTTAAGAAATCCTGTGCCTGGATCTGTTTGATCTGTGTTTGTGCTAAATGTGTAGTCAAGTGTAATTCCGCCAAAGTTTCCTTGCGGGCCAGTCGCACCAGTTGCACCAGTTGGCCCAGTTGCACCCGTCGCACCTATATCGCCTTGTGGCCCGGTTGGTCCAGTTGCACCTGTCGCGCCCGCAGGCCCTGTGGCACCAGTTAAACCTGTTTCACCTTGCGGCCCAGTTGCACCGGTTGGACCAGTTAAGCCTGTCGGCCCTGTTGCGCCTGTTGCGCCTACATCACCTTGTGGCCCAGTTGCACCGGTTGCGCCTGTACTGCCAGTTGCACCGGCAGGACCTGTTGCACCTTGAATGCCAGTTGGTCCAGTCGCACCGGTCGCACCTGTGTCCCCAGTTGCACCTTGCGGACCAGTAGCACCTTGCGGGCCTGTAGCACCGGTAAGTCCAGTGGCGCCTGTGGCGCCTGTAAGGCCGGTTGCTCCAGTAGCACCTTGAGGCCCTGTTGCTCCAGCTACTCCTGTCGGACCCGTAGCACCTGTTGCACCAACTGGGCCAGTTGCACCAGTTGCGCCGACACCAGTTGTCATTAAAGCAGCAGAGAAGAAAGTCCCTGCGCCACTGGTTGAACCTCCGTACTGAAGAAGTTGTGAAGATGAGTTGCCAGAAAACGCTGAAAATTCTATATAGTCAGTCGTACCATTTAGGTACACAAGTTTTGATGCGTTTTGCGTATACCCAGAACCAGTAAAAATCTGTGTCTGCGAAATAGCAACAGTGTTTCCACCTTTGCGAATCTGAATATTATTTTGATTATTTGTTACAGCGCCAGCATTCCACCAAACCTGAAGAGTCACATTGTAGTAGCCAGCGATAGTTGGGGTAAACTTTTTGGTGGTTGCGTCCCACCAACTATTAGGATCAAAGTCATCGACAAACGGAATTACAAAGTCAGAGTCTGCTGCAACAGTTTCATCAGCAGTAAGTCGCCCATTAACAACTGTATTCGTTGCAGAAATGTTTGCGCTCGGTCCTGTTGCTCCAGTTGCGCCTGTTGGACCTGTAGGTCCTGTTTCTCCAGTTGCGCCTGTTGGTCCAGGGACGGTTGACGCAGCGCCAGTTGCGCCTGTTGGGCCTGTAGCGCCGGTGGGTCCAGTTGCACCAGTTGGCCCTGGAACTGTTGAATCTGCACCAGTTGGCCCTGTTGCACCTGTTGCTCCTTGCGGGCCTGTTGCACCGGTTGCACCGGTTGGGCCAGTTGCACCAGTATCGCCAGTTGCACCTTGCGGACCAGTTGCACCGGTGTCGCCTTGCGGGCCTGTCGCGCCAGTTGCACCTGTTGCACCTGTTGCACCCACATCTCCTTGCGGTCCAGTTGCTCCGGTAAGTCCGGTTGCGCCAGTTGCACCAGTTGGCCCTGTTGCACCCACATCACCTTGTGGCCCAGTTGCACCGGTTGGGCCAGTTGTACCGGTTGGCCCAGCTACGCCTGTAGCACCAACTGGGCCAACGTCTCCAGTGCGTGCAAATGTAATGATTACATCTTCATTGTTGCTAAACGAAGTTGCAGAACCAGAAACATATGCACAAGCTATATCAAAAAATCCACTTTCTTCTGTAACTCCAGAAATTGTAAATAACGCAAAATCACTTGAATCTTGCTTATTAGAAATTCTAAAGTGACCTTTAATAGTTGCAGTTGAATCATCAATTGTTCTAAGAAACGCTTGCACGTCTGTAGAGTTGTTGTCTTCGTCGTCGATTGTAAGTTCATTGACAAGCGTTAAATCAGAGTTGTTAAACTTAAGAAATCCTGTGCCTGGATCTGTTTGATCTGTGTTTGTGCTAAATGTGTAGTCAAGTGTAATTCCGCCAAAGTTTCCTTGCGGACCTGTTGCACCAGTTGCACCAGTTGGCCCAGTTGCACCTGTTGCACCCGCGGGCCCAGTTGCACCGGTAAGTCCAGTTGGCCCAGTTGCGCCTATTGGGCCAGTGTCTCCTATTGGACCAGTGGCGCCTGTAAGGCCCGTTGCGCCAGTTGCACCAGTTGCACCAGTTGCACCAGTTTCACCTTGCGGACCGGTGGCTCCTGTTGCTCCGGTGAGCCCTGTTGGGCCTGTATCGCCAGTTGCACCTTGCGGGCCTGTAGCACCGGTAAGTCCAGTGGCGCCTGTGGCTCCTGTTACGCCGGTCGCACCTGTTGCACCTACTGGGCCCGTGGCTCCAGTTAAACCTGTTGCACCTGTTGCACCTGTTTCGCCTGTAACGCCAGTTGCACCAGTCGGGCCTATTTCGCCTTGCGGCCCTGTGGCTCCCGTAGCTCCGGTTTCTCCAGTCGGTCCAGTGGCTCCTGTGGCTCCGGTAAGACCTGTTGGGCCGGTAGCACCAGTGGCACCCGTTTCTCCTGTAGCTCCAGCCGGGCCCGTTGCACCTGTTGCACCAGTTGCGCCGGTAGGGCCTGTTGCTCCGGTCGGTCCTGTTGCTCCGGTCGGGCCGGCGGCTGTTGCGGGCGCAAACTTTGTTCCGTCAAAAACAAGTGCTTGATTTGTTGTTGCGCCTGTTGTATCAATTTCAATTGCGTCAACTTTTAGCGAAGAAGTTGAAATTTCTCCGTTGCTGATTAAACCATTAGAAAAAGTATGAGTAGCCGAAATCGTACGATTTGTCGTAGTGTGCACGTATTGCGCGTGGTCGTCGTCAGCTAAACCTGTAAGAAGCCCGTGGTCATTTATGGCAACTGCCGGTACGCCCAACGAGCCAGCGGAAGCTACTCTAATGTCGACAACAGACACAAACTTTGCGTTTGGCGTGTTGGCATAGCCTGTAGAAACTTGGTAAATAACTTTATATAGCGGTCTAAATTCAAAGATAGGAAAACCGGATAAATCAAGATTGTCCCACGCCACTGCGTCGGACTCTGCTTCTCCAATAGTGTTGTACTCTGCCTGTCCAATAATTGCAATGATTGGGTAGTTTAAGTTGTTTGTTGCAATAATCCATGTGCCGCCAAACTTGTTGTTATTCAAGTCAACGGTAGACCATGTCCCAGCAGTATTTAGGTTGTACTGCGGAAGAGAAGTACCTTGCTTGAGTGGAAAGTCTGTGGGGTTGTCGCGTGTCCAGTGGTTGTTTAGGCGATAAAACGCTGGAATTCTTGCTGGACCTTGTAGATATTGTTGCCAGGTGTTTGCGGTGGGCGTTGCAGAATGTGTAATACTGACTTCAAGATCTTCGTCAAAAAACGTACCATCAGCAATAGATATTTGTGCATGTGTGTCTAAAGATCCGTTGCCTGTAATTGTAAATCCAGAAGCTCCAAAACCGTTTGCAATTGCCGCTCCTCGTGTGCGGTGCAGATATTCATGAGTTTGCCAGTCAAGTACAATGCCGTGGCGCTCATCAGCAAAAAAGTATGCTCTGTCGTCTACTTGATTCCAGTAAATATACGAAGTAGGCGTCTCGTTTTCAAGATCAAAATAAGTTGTTGTGTACTGCAGGTCACCAGACGCATTAAATGAAATATAGTACGTGCCAGATGTATCAGGAATTGTTACTGTCAGCGTAGTAGTTTTGACGTATTTCTTACCTTTACACCAAACAGTAAAGCTCGAAGAAACTGGAGCAATAGAAAACACACGGGTCGATTCGTTAAATGACATCGTGCTTTGCGATTTGTCTTCGTGGCCCATTGGCTCGCCGGTGGCCAATGTTGACGGTACAAATTTTGTGCCATCATAAAGCATTAACTCGCCGTTTTCAGCGCCGGTTGTGTCAATTTCAATGTTGTCTACAAAAAGAGTAGGCGTCTTAAAAGTGTCATCAGTTTTAAGAGTATTTGCGCCATCACGATAAAGATTTGTATCGCCTGCTATGTTACCTGGTCCCCAAGTAACTTTACCGCCAGCATCAATGGCTATTCGTGCGTGTTCATCTGCTTCAAGGCCAATGTCAATTGCGTTATCTGCAGCCGTTCTAAAAAAACGTGCCTTAATCGATGAAAAAAATTTGCTAGCCACTGAGCCTCAACTCAATTTTCTGTAATGAATAAGTGCCCCTCAAGGCGCTTATTGTTTATCCGGTTACAACTACCCTGTATGAATTGCTTGCAGGGATAGCAGAAAATGAAATTGTAACATTGTTTGTGTCGGTACGGACTACATCTGTTACAACGGTTTCGTATGTTGGAGACGCGCCGGTGTCGTACACTTGCACGAGTACGTCTCTTGTGCCAAGACCATGTTGAACTGCATAAGAAGTATTTGTGCCGTCGCCAATTGTAAGAGCAACTGTGCGAGAAAGTACTGGAGCAGAAACACCAGCACCTTGCGTACCACCAGCAGCAAGATTTGTGCGCGCGTCGCCTGCTGTTGACGCTCCGGTACCGCCGTGACCAACACCAACGTCTGTGGCTTCCCAGGTGCCTGTCCCGATTGTGCCGAGTGTTGTAATTGAAGTCTGACCAACATAGGTAGAGGCAATGTCTACAGCGTCTGCAGTAACGCTGATGCGGTCGGAAGTTCCGACAACATCAATTGTGTTTCCTGCTTTTGTAAGACCATTTCCAGCAATGCTTTGACCAGCAGATGAAAACTGAACAAAAGTTAAGTTTGTTACTCCAAGGTTGATTGTTCCATCAGTTGTTAAAACCCAGCCGGAGTCTGCCCATGCGGTACCCTGCTCAACGAAAACAAACAGTCCAGGAGTAACTTCGCCAGCCGAGTTGGCGTCAGCCGTTCGTGTAAGCACCCAGGAAGTGCTGCCATCACCAACTGTTGTTACTTCGTAAATGCCGTTAAAAGGCGCATTTGTAGAAGTTTCGTTTTTAACAAGGATTCGATCTAAAGCACTAGGAGTTGCGCCGTCAATTGATAGTGCACCACTAGTCGATGCGGTTAATACTCCTGCTGTATGAGTAAAAGATGGGAGAGCCGCGTTAGTCGCAAGTTTTACTGACTGCTTAACGTCTAGCCCAGAGCGAGCCGCGTCTACATATGCTTTGTTAGCAGCGTCAAGATCCGCAGATGGAGCAGCAACTTGCAAACGACCGCTGGAATCTCTTTTGGCAAGAGTACCGCCGGTGCTTGTTGATGTCGCGCCGTTTAGAAGACTAAAAAACTCAGCAGACAATAAACCTGCGGAGTCAGCATCGGCAAGATTTAATGTAATAGAGACTGTGCCGTCACTATTGTTAGTAATTGTAATAGCGTCTGTGTGGGTGCCAGCTGATGCAACACTGTTAATAAGTGTTTTCCAGGCAGACCCGCTGTAGTACTTAACAACGTCCAGGTCTGACCTGTAAATCATCCAGCCTTCAAATGTGCCGCTAGACGGGTCCTCGCCTAAAACCTCAAAACGTCCGTTAAGAATCTGGTTCTGTACGAGGTTTAAGTTTGTAAGAAACTTAGTTGCCATATTAATGTACTCCTATTCCTAACCAGACTTACGTAAGGTAGGCAAATCCTGAAAATGGTGCCGTAAACAAAATAGTTATCGACGTATTACTATTGTACCGTATTTCTCCAATGACGACAGTTCCAGCGCTATCAACTACCATGATAGAAGGCCTGCCTCCGAGTGGATGAACAAATTCCCAAGTGCTAGATGGTGTGGCTTGGGTGTGAATAAATCTTTGAGCTCCAAGCTGCGATGGAGCATAAAATGGACTTAAAGGCCACTCTCCATTTGCTTTTGGCCCGTAAAATGATCCGTCGGCTCCATCAATATAAATATCTCCGTCAAATCCTATCGAAGAAGTTGGCACTCCTTCGCCAGAAATAACTCCAGGTCCTCTTGGCCCAATAAGACCTGTGCCAGAAATAGTGCTTCCGGTGCCGACTGGGGCAGAAACTGAACTATCAAGACTAGCATCGCTTAATAAATCAACAGGAGAGCCGTCTCCATACGGCAAAAATGCGTAAAAATTTTGAGGCTTAACGCCGTACAAACGCACACTGACAATGTACGCCCAGCCGGCTGGAGACAGTAAAGCATTGTCAGTTGTTGGCAGTTCTATTTGAAACTGGCCATTTGCATCAAGAGTAGCAACTAGTGTTCCTTCGACTACTACGGCGTCGCTTGCATCTACTATTCGGCTACTAGGAGTAAAAGTAACTCTACCTCTTGCCGGTGCGCCGTCGGCTGTTAGATAGACGCCCAAGACTACTCTAGTAACTACGTCGTTTGGCCAGTCGCCGTCTGCGCCAGAAGGTGATCCGGAGTACTCAGAAATGCCGCTACTCTGAGGAGAAGAAATTGCTATAGTGCTGCCTACTGAGCTGCCGGCAGTTTTATTTGTGACAATATCAACGACAGACCCATCGCCATATGGTAAGAATGCGTAAAAGCTTTGAGGCTTAACTCCGTAGAGTCTTACATCTACTTTGTACGCCCAGCCGGCTGGAGACAGTAAAGCATTGTCAGTTGTTGGCAGTTCTATTTGAAACTGGCCATTTGCATCAAGAGTAGCAACTAGTGTATCCTCAACAACAGCCGCATCATTAGAATCAACGATGCGTGATGAAGGAGTAAAAGTTACTCTACCTTTCGCGGGTTCTCCGGCAGCAGTAAGGTATGTACCGGTAACAGTGCGAATTACTACATCATTAGGCCAAGGCACAGCTACCAAATCTCCTGTCTACAACAATCAAATTTTATCAAAAAGATTGGTGGCTGTATTGTAGACTTAGTCCAGCCAAACAACGTATTCTGCTGTAACTCGGCCTTTAGCGGGATCAACGAAGTGAAGTCTTTGTGAAGGCTTGCCAACTGCGGCAATTACTTCTCGAGCGTACTCGTTGTGAGATTCTGGCGAACCTGTAATAAACACTCTTCCACCATTCGCCATTGTCATCGTAGTAGGGGTATGAAAGTGCCCCATATACACGTCTGTAAAAGGCTCAATTACGCCAGTTGCCCATGCGTTTGCTTTGCGGAGAATACTAGAGGTGCCTCTGCACTCATCGCCGTGTACAAGCAACGCTTTATAGTTCCCGACTGTCACCATTTGGTACCAATCTGGCGACATTTGCCATGTTACGTTTTTTAGGTCTTTTGTGCGGTCTTGCGCGATTCTGTATGAAATGGCATCAATATTGTCATTTGCTGGCATTTCCCCTTTGCGCCCAAGGCGCCCGTGGTTGCCATACTCGCAAACGACATTAACTTTGTCAAAAAATGCCGCAAAGGTTCTAACCAGTGTTTCTTCAATTCGAACAGTTTCAAAAAGTTGTTCAAAAAGATGAGCTTCAACCTCCCAGGCTTGGCCAGGAAAAATTGTAATTCCCTCGACCATGTCTCCGCCAAACATCAGTGTGCATTCACGAACTGGGTGATGAGTACGTTGAAGCGTGGTTAGCTCCATAACTTTAGTAGCAAACTGTTCCATTCTATCAGAACACTTTTTAATGTCGTAAGTTACGCTTTTCTTGCCGTTCTGCCAATCAGTAGCATGAACTAATGCAACCTCGGGCTTAATCTTGCGCGCGTCCTTAGGCGGTGGTGCTGGGGCCTTAATAGCTTTTCCAAGACCGCACGCAAGAGCAGACTCTTTTGCAGCGTTAAACACCGCTTCTACTAAAGCTTCTCCTTTTCGCTTTGCCTTGTACTCTGCTTGCTGCGCAGATTTTAAAGCTTTACGCAGTTCAGCTATTTCGTCTTCCTTGTGAATATCGTCTGACAAGCTCATTTGATTTTTGTCGCCAATTCTCCACGACGATAACGACTAATTACGTTAATCGCGAGCTTGTGGCCACGCTTTGCAAGTGCTTTTGAGATGTTAGACGCAGGGATTGAATGATCATCAAGCGCCTTTAGCAAATCTTTCTTTTCGTCTGCTGGCAAAGCATCAAGTATTTCAGCAATACGAGACCTATTACCTTTTTTTGACTGTTCATTGGAAATATCGTCGAAGAGCGATCCCACGGTTGCCTCCCATATGTTGAGCGTAGTCCTATAACAGTATCATATACTGTTCCATGTATTGTACATTTCTCTAAGAAAACAAAATGCAAAAAGTATGATAATATTTTTTCCCACGCTTCGAAAAAATTCTTTTGAGAGTGCGGCAAAAAGACACTTTGTTTGTTATAGTGACCTAGTCACAAATGTCACAAATGTCACAAATTAGCTTCTCCCAGCAACGGATTTTTAATGCATAGTCAAGATGTTAATAAGCGCCTCAGTATTCGAAGAGTCGCTTTACTATTAGGTATTCCCGCTAGAGTGGTCGCGAGGGCGGTCGCCTCTGGAGAGCTCCCAGCACTTGTAACAAAAACAGAAACCGGAAGAGACCGAGTTTACATTTCTTACGAAGATGCGCAGTCGTGGCTTAGTTCACTTCAAAGTGAAACGAGCATAGCCAAGTGAGCGAGTGGGATAAAGCAGAAGGCAGATTAGGCCCAGCGGCTGAATGGTACGCGACTCACGGGTGGAAAGTCTTACCGTGCTATGGAATCGTAGGCGGACGTTGCACATGTGGTGGTACTCACGCTGAGCCTAAGGACGTCGGCAAGCACCCAAGTATCGGAGAGTGGAACAGTCAAGCAACATCAGACGTTGAAACTGTAAAGCAGTGGTGGCAAAATAGTCCAGATCAAAACACCGCAGTATTTTGTCGCCCTAGCGGGTTTTTTGTAATTGACATTGATCCGCGCGCAGGCGGTCCAGATTCTTTTGAAAAGTTTGAATCATTAGTCGATGGCGCATTGCCGCCCACTGTGGAAGCTATTACAGGCGAGTACTCTATGGGTGGCAAGATTCAACGAGGACGACATTTATTCTATAAATGCGACGAGTCTGAAGCGCTTGTAGGTAATCTTAAAAAAGCTGGCCTTGGCGGAATTGACATTAAACATAATGGATATGTTCTTATAGCGCCGTCGCGTCACTTTTCTGGCGTATGTTACGAATGGGCACCAGGCAAAGCGCCGTGGGAAATTGAAATTGCTCAAGCTCCAGAAGAACTTTTATCAGCTCTTCGCAAGAAAGGCCGTCGTGCCGAAACAGCTTTAGGCGAAGGCGACTGGGGCTTTTTAGATTCTCTTGATTTTGCTGGTGACCGTGTTGATATTGACAGACTTCTTGCAGAAGGAATTGACGAAGGTTCGCGTGCTGTAGATATTTATGCGCTATCATGCGCGCTTGCTAATAAGTTTCCAGTAAATACAGAAGCTGGCAAGCTTGCCGTTGAAACAATGATGATTCGTTTCAACGCTGAAAAAGTTCGTCCGCCGCTCGAGCTAGAAGGCCCTGGCGGTCTTCTTATGCACGTGCGACGCGCAATTCAATTTGTAATAGATAATCCAAAAACCGAAAAACTCTGGCCAGGGTTAAAGGATTGGGCAAATAAATCAACGGAGGAAAGCCGTGCGACAGTCGCAGCAACACAACAGGCGACGAGTTTTTCTCATACCATTGCGCCTAATAACCTTCCCGGTACTATTGGCGGCGCTGTTCACAGCTCTATGGTTGATGGTGATTCGCTATCGTCGGCAACTAGCCTCACTAACATCGACGTACCACTTGACCCAGATGCTCTTGGTACGGAAGAAGGCGGAGAACCAGGGAAACGAAGTCTTACTGACACTGGTAACGGGCGACGATTGGTTGACTCTTTCGGACCAGCAATTAGATACACTCCAGGGCTTGGCTGGTTTCATTGGGACGGCGGATATTGGAAGCCTGACGTTGAAAGTCTCGAAATGCGTGAGCTCTCTAAGAAAATTGCGCCGATTGTGGCAAGTGAAGTTGTCCATTATCTTGATGACGCTGATAAGCAGTCGGAAGTAATTCGCTGGGCGCAACAGGCAAAATCAAACGCGCGCATCAATGGCACAATTGAAAGTGCGACATCAGACCCTCGTGTGCAAGTTGGCGTTGAAGCATGGGATAGCGATGAAACGCTTCTTGGTGTTGCAAATGGCGTAATTGATTTACGAACTGGTGAACTTCTTAAAGGACGTCCCGACTTGTATATCACTCGTCGTGCGCCTGTAGCGTACAACCCGGGCATTAGAAATATTCGCTGGGAACAGTTTATTGACTTTGCTACAGGCGGCGATAAAGAATTACAAGAGTGGTTGCAAAAAGCTGCAGGTTACTCGCTGACTGGATTACGAACTTACGACATCATGTTTTTAGTTTATGGCCCGGCAGGCTCCGGTAAAAACACACTTGTAGAAGCTTTAGTAAAAGCAATGGGAACATCTCAATATGCTTGGCCGTTGGACTCAAGTATTCTTGCGCAAGGAGACGGTCAGGCTCACGGATCTGACCTGTATCACTGGGCAGAACTTCGCGGACGACGTCTTGTATGGGTTGACGAGCTTCCAGAGTCTGAGCGTATGAAAGAAAACTCAGTTAAAAAGTTAACTGGCTCTTCCGAAATCTCTGCTCGCTCTCCTGGTGAAAAGCCATTTACATTTCAGTCTCGTGCAAAACTTTGGATTACAACAAACCACAGACCAATTATCTCTGATGATGCGATGTGGCGACGTATTCGTCCAATTCCAATGACAAAAGTTCCAGAGATTCCTGACCCAGATCTTAAGCACTACTTGTTTGATCCTGAAGGCGGATTGCCTGCAGTTTTATCTTGGGCAGTTGAAGGCGCAATTAAGTTGCTTGGTTCTAGCGCGCGCGACGCGCTGGGCTGGTGCTCAGTAGTAAGCGAAGCTGCAGAAATATATCGCAAAAATGAAGACCGTATTGGTTTCTTTCTCACCGAGGAAACTAAAGAAGTTGAAAACGCGTCAACGCCTATCAAGTCACTGTACGCAGTTTATAGAGTATGGTCAGAAGAACGTGGCGAACGTCCGATGACACAAATTGCATTTCAACGTAAGCTTTCTGAGCGAGGCCTTGAAATCAATGGTCTTGGTTCACGCGCAGAAATACTAGGACGAATGCTAATGCCTAGGTCGGTCCCAACCGGGGAAGTTGACTGGGGAATCGCAAGTAGATTTGCAAAATAAAACTTGCTAAAAGTAGCCACTTGCTATCTATTTCATTGTATTATTTCATTTAGAAGGTTTGGCGCTTCGGGAGAGGGGCGTCTTAAGGCCGGGGATAGAGCGTCTTGATGACACGGTTTCAAGATTGCTTCCCCGGCCACCTTTTTATTCTTTTTTGTCTAAATAATTTTTAACTGTTGTTGGGTGCCATTTTTTATTAAGCGCCGTTTTAACTCCGTCTTTGTTAAGACGATCAGCAATTGCTTTGTAAGACATCCCTTTACTTCTGTATGTTTTTAAAGTTTCATATAGTTCACTGTCAATTTTTGGTTTTGGCCCAAGATCTACGCCCCACTTAAGACCTTTTTCTCGTCTGTCTTTATGAACGTCTTTTTGACGCTCTGCAATAATTGCTCTTTCCATTTCAGCTAAAGCACTCATTACCGTCACAACGAAACGTCCCTGGTACGTTGCAGTGTCAAGATTCAAATCAAGCATGACAATTCGCCAGCCATTTGCATTTGCGCGATCTACGATACTGAGAAAGTCTTTTGTAGAGCGAGCAAGTCTGTCAATACGAGTTACAAAAATCGCACCAGCATCTCCACGATCAAGTCTATCTAGGGCCTCGCGAAGCACAGGCCGTCCTTGAATTGACTTACCGGAGCGACCTTCTTCTCGCAAAAGCTCTATTTTAGTAAAGCCTGCAGCCTCGGCAGCACGACGAAGATCGCGCTCTTGGGCGCCTAAAGACATTCCGTCATTTACTTGCATTTGTGTTGACACACGTGCGTACAAAAGAGCGATTTCGCTTGTATTCTTTTTTGGCACTTTTATCGTTCCCAATGCTGAACAGTTGCCCAGCCATTTGTTTCTTTAAGAAGAGAAAATCCAAGAGCTTTAATTGACTCAACGATTCGCTGTTTTTCTTCTTGCTGATTTCGTTTGTTTTCAATTTCAAGCGCGATTGTGCGTAAGTCATTGCATACTGACAAGGCACTCCAGTCATAGGTTAACTCGGCTCCTTCTACGTCCACCTTGAGAACTGTAGGGTTGCAGTCCTTGAGCATCTGAGACCAAGAAACGACTGGTACGTTGACAGGCAGACGGGCACCGCGAGTGCGATACAAAGAATGCAAAGCAGACCGGCCCGAGTCTCCATCGCCATCGGCGTCAATCCACAGTGAAGCGAAGCCGGCGGACGCGAAGTCTGAGTCATCGGCAACTACAGCAGAGTTTACTGAACAGAACTTATTACCGTAAGGTTTACCATTCATTTGCAAGATTTTATAGTTAATGGTTTCAGGCTCGTAGCAAACAACACTTGCATTGTTCATAAGCGCCGTTCGTGCAAAAATGCCAATGTGGGCGCCAACATCGAGAACTCTGTCGTTTTCATTGATAACGACTTTGTTGTACGAGTTTTCTCGCAGAATATACACGTCCCATCTTTGATTCCGATAGTAAAAGTCAAGACCGTCTTTCCAAGTTTTACTTGTAATAGACGCTAGTGGGTCAGCAACAGTAACTTCTGTAGTTATCTTTTCGTCAGCTTTTGAGCAAGTGACTTTGTAAGTTCCCGGTGGGACAAGCAAGTTGATTTGACTACTGTGTTTGTCAAGAACTAAACCGTCACTTGGAAAGTTGTCGCGTGTTTCATAAACTAAAGCTTGAGACGGCAGTGGCGAAATAGTTACATGCGCCGAAGTCATGTAGCGACGCTTGCTATCCTTCATTCTGACCGACATTGGGTACAAACCGTCTGGCCACGGATCTGCCGAAATATTTTGCTTGAGCTTGTTTGTTTCCATGGCTTTCCTCGTTGTTTTGTACAACTTCTGTTGTATACCGTTAATGTTAATCCTATACGGAAGAAACCCTTGTGGTGTAACACTTTGATCAAAAAAGTAGGCTGAAATCCATAAAGTTCGGTAGAAACATTTTTTTCTAGGTTTTTTTCTATGGCTGGCAACGGTTAGAGCATCTTTATAATAAAAAGATTCACTTTTTGCCGCGAAAAGTAGTTATAGTGGAAATATCCCTAGAGGGCACAAACACCTAGGAGTACCAATCATGAAACTGCTAACTGCTTTGCTATTAACTATTGCAGGAACCGTTGGAGTGAGCGGCGGAGCAATGGCGTCCGTTGTGAAAACTTCGGACCAGCCTAAGGAGCCTCCTAGTACCACTTCGGTGGTACAGGTTCAAAGCTCAGCAAACCTAACTACAGAAACCAGCGGTCAAAGCGCTGGGTCTGCGCCTGTCATTAACTATGACATTGCGCCGCCTTTGGCTATAGTCCCACTCGCGCTAAACCCAAAGCCGATTCCGCCTGACACATTCTGGGACAGACTTGCCTGGTGTGAAACACACGGAAACTGGCAGAACGGTGGCAACTGGGCTGGCGGTCTTGGAATTGCTCGCTCTACGTGGAAACGTTGGGGCGGTCACGAGTTTGCAAGAACGCCAGACAAGGCCACGCGCGAAGAACAAATTATCGTTGCAAACCGAGTTGCTATTTTTGGGTGGCAGTCAAAAGACAGTTACTTGACATTAGATGACAGAGTTAACAATCGACCTCACTTTAGAAAACCTGTGGGATTTAACGGCTGGGGCGCTTTACCATGCGCTGGCGGACGTCCTGCTTTAATGGTTCACACGCAAGACACTGTTATTGCTCAGCGATTTAAGTGGGGACAGACTGGTCGTGTTGTAAAAGACCTTCAAGCGCTTCTTAGAATTAAAGCAACAGGCAAGTACGATGCACGCACTTGGGCTGCTCATCAAAATTACATCATAAAAAATGGTTTGGACAGAAGGCTTGCACCAGCACCGAAACTTGTACGGCCAGCAAATGTAAGAGCGCATTTAAAGAATGACACGAAGCGTTGCCCACAGTACGAGCAAGATTTATTTAATGCAGGATTTCCAGAAAACCAAATTCGCATAGCGTCTTATGTTATGTGGCGTGAATCACGTTGTGATGCAAAAGTTAAAAATAGCAAGGACCCAAGAGGCGGGTCACATGGCTTAATGCAAATCAATGGTTTTTGGGTGCGTAAACTTGTTAAAGCTGGCGTCATTAACTCTGTAAATGATTTATACAATCCGCAGAAAAATATGCGCGCTGCGTACGAAGTTTGGACAATGAGTATGTTGTCAACAAGAAAAGCCACTGGCTGGACGCCTTGGGCATTGAAATAGTAATAAACTAAACTTACCTCTAAAAGGGAGATGCCCTGCCGTCACCTCCGAGCGGCAGGGAACATCCCCCTAAGGTAGCGCTTAGATCTGCTACACTGTGAATTGAACTTTTCCGCCGCAGTTATTTCCTTTCAGACTCTGCCTGTTGACGGAGGTGGCCAATATTTCGTGTGTCGTTAGTCTTTCGATTTGTCGCGATTCATAAGCGCTTCGTGACGCTTTTGTTTTGAACCTGCTGGGTTTCGATCGTGTGTGCGCAGTGGATGTCCTGGCGAAAGTAACTGACGATTTTTTCCAGAGCGTGTACCAGGTACTGTTTCTGTTTCACCAGTTAATGGATTGATGCGAACGCGCTGTCCTGCGCGATCTTTACTTGATTTCTTTTTCTTGCCCACTATTATTTCCCCCGTTACTTATCTTTTACTTACTCTGCCGACTGTTAAACCCAGAACCCACATAACTGCCAAAGCACTATAAACAGTTGCTTTGACTTTCATGTTTAGTCTAGCTTTCCTGTGACATGGTCATTAATGTGTTGGTCTAACTTATTTTCAGTGCGCAAGGACGTAGCTTCTACGCGATCAATTGAGCGTCCAAGACTTTTACCCATCTCATCAATTTTGTCAACAACAAAATTGTGATCTGCTTTATTGTCTTCCCATCGCTTGTTATTGGTGCGACGAGCTGTTTCAATGAGCGCAACGGCAATTAAACCGATTGTGCCTATTGATGCAACAATGATCTCGTTCATGACGGCCTTTTGTTTACTGACTTATGTCAGCCAAACATCGCTGTCCATGTCTTAGGGCCGACCTTGGTGCCTGCTGACATTCCGTTTGCTACGCGCCAGCGTGAAACTGCTTCGCCAGTTCGTGGACCAAAGTCACCATCAGGAGTTGCTCCGACTTTTGCTTGAACCAGTTTTACTGCTTCGCCTTTAGAACCGACATCAAGATCTCCAGGGAACGCTGGGCCGGCAACAGGAGCCGCTGGGCGGCCTGCATTTGGTGCTGAGGCAGGATTTGGCTGGATCAATGGTCGACCGGCTTTTACTGTCCCGTCTGGGGCTGGGAGTGCATCCCAAGCGGCTTGCAGTTTTGCTGGGTCATTCGCCATTTCAGGAGACAATTCAAAGTGAAGCCACTTTCCACCCGGTGTGCCAGCGTTGTTTCTTTCGCTGTAAATTGTTACGCCTTTTGCGCCTTCTCCGCGAGAGCAACGGTAGCCGCGTCCCCAAGGCTTACCTGGGCCACTACCGTCTGGGTCGAAGGCATAGTCATGAATTTCTTCAATGCCAAGTTCTTTGGTGTACTGCAAGCACCATTCCCAAGCTTGAACGGCTGCTTTGCGATCTTTGTAGCCAAGGTCACAGGCGCGCCCTGTCGCATGCACGGACAAATACTTTGGATCGTTTGGATTGGCTTTTGCTGCTGCATTGTTCATGCGGCGATTTGAAAAGCTTCCAAGATCAGAAAAGCCCCAGCGCTTACGTGCTAAATCCATAAATAGCTTCAAGCCAGGCTTGGTGCCATTCTTGCTGACGCCATCTGAGTTTCCGGTGTACTTACGTGCCATGTCATACTCCATATAGGGAAGGTGAATATTTAGAACATTATAGTTCAAATTCAAGGCCACTATTCTGGCCTATGAGCCATAATTGATGTAGAATAATGGAGTGAAATCAAAACCGTATTTAGGAATTAGCCAGAACGTTTTAGACGTTGTCAGGCCTTTATTAGATCACGGTGACTCGTATCATAAAGTTCACAAGGCCCGGCTTGCAAGAACCGCCCACATTGTAAGTGACCTGGTGGCGGAGGCCGGCGAAGGGTGCAAGGTTCTTGAGCTTGGCACCAGCGGATTTCTTCCAGTAACGCTAAAGTCACTTTTTCCGAGCGTAGCTATTGATGTAACTGAATATGAAAAGTCAGAAGACAGTAATGAAGTTTCTGTCAAACAAAAAGATGTTGGGATTGCTGACAAGACTGCGACCGTTACAACGTTCGGTTTAGATCTTGAGTATGGCGCTTTGCCAGTGGACGATGAAACCTATGACATTGTTATTTGCTGTGAAGTTCTTGAGCATATGGAAATTGACCCGATGTTCATGCTTGCTGAAGTGAACAGAGTTTTAAAGACTGGCGGAAAGCTTATGCTAACTACGCCAAACATTCTTAGCAGTCGTGCAATTACAAAAATGGTTCAAGGCTACGAGCCATACTTTTTTATGCAGTATCATAAGAGTAGAGAGTACAATCGCCATAACTACGAGTATTCTGTTAAAGGTTTGTGGGCTGTTTTAAGGTGCGCTGGGTTTGATCCAACGGTGTGGACAGAAGATCTTTTTGAAGACCCGCTTCCGCATACTGTTGACATGCTGAACTATCATGGTTTTAAGATTGCAAACACTGGAGATAATCTTTTATCTATTGCGCCAAAGATTTCTGGTGTAGTTGAGAGGCACCCTCGTGGTCTCTACGTTTGAACAACTTGGTGGAACAACAAAACAAATACGCCGTCTTGTAGATAAAGACGTTAAGACATGGAGTGCGTTTAACCCATCAATTGGTATTTCTGACAAGGGAGATCTTGCTGTTGCAATTCGCTCGAGTAACTATGTCATTCTTGAGCATGGTGAATTGAGCGTTACTACCAGCGGGTCAATTAAAAACCAAGTCTGGTTCTCTGAGATGAATGATCAGTTTGAACTAGAGAACTTACGAAAGCTTGACTTTTCAGCCGCAAGTATTAAAGTAGAAAGAGGCGTCGAAGACCCTAAACTACTTTGGAGAGACGGAAGGTGGATTTTCACTGGAGTGTTTCTTGAGCGTGATACGCCTGTTGCGCGAAACTGTGTCTGCTATCCTGACAAGAAAATGACAAAGGTTGAAAAGATTGAGCTGCTTCCTGGGATTGATGCTGGGCGCCCTGAGAAAAACTGGATGACCGCGTACAAAAAACCAGAAAACTTTGATTACATCTACGACGCAAATGCTGTTGTTGTCGGTAACAAAGTTATTCATACTCTGCGTGACAATAAGAACTTAAATGCGCTACGAGGAAACGCGCACTTAGTTCCGTATGACAATGGCACATATCTTGGATTGATGCATCAACTAAAAGTCAAGCGCTTTGATAAAGTTTCACAAACGACATTTGGCGTAATGCACAACGTTCACAAGTTTTACACACACGTATTCATTAGATTCGATGAAAATGGCGCGCCGATTGAAATGACCGATCACTTTAAGTTTGACGGAGACGGTATTGAGTTTGCAGCCGGATTAATTGAATACGGGAATGACTATGTTATTTCTTATGGCAGAGAAGACATAACGTCTCATATAGCAACTATTCCGCAGAAGAAGGTTCGTCAGTCGCTGAAAAAGATTGACTAGCAAGTATAATAGAAATCTATGCCAGAGGGACACACAATACGACATTTAGCGACTACACATTCATACGGGTTTGTCGGGACACAAATTAAAGCTATAAGTCCGCAAGGACGATTTGCAGAAGGTGCTGCAAAACTAAACGACCAGACAATGGTTGACACAACTGCACACGGCAAACATTTGTTTCTTCATTTTGAAAAAGACATTCTTCATGTTCATCTTGGCCTTTATGGTTGGTTTACTCTTCGCAAGTTTAAGAATCAAGAAACTAAAGACTCAACGCGCTTGCGCATGTTCAACAATGAATATGTATCAGATTTGGCTGGGCCGACAGCTTGTGAGCTTATGACTCTTGAGCAAATGATTGCGAAAAAAGCTAAACTTGGCCCGGACCCTATTCATGATGACGCAGACCCTGAACAAGCCTGGGCAAAAATAAGCAAAAGCAAGAAAACAATTGGTGGGCTGCTAATGGATCAGTCTGTAATTGCTGGCATCGGAAATGTGTATCGCGCAGAAATTCTTTTCTTAAACAATCTTTCTCCATTTATTCCCGGAAAAGATGTGACATATGAAAAGTTTCAAAGTATTTGGAAAGATTCTGTAAGTCTTTTAAAGCTTGGCGCAGAAGACGGAAAAATAAAAACAGTAGACGAAAAGCATTTACTAATGCACGGTGTTGAACTACACGGTTGTACACAATACAGTTACGTTTATAAAAGAACAAATAATGCTTGTTTACTTTGCAATTCTACGATTCTTTCAGATAGTTTGGATGGACGCACAGTATATTGGTGTCCATCATGTCAGAGCTGATAGAAGAACAATTAAACATAAACGCTGACGGCGACCACGACAAGTTTGCACACTACGTAGATAGAGACGAAGTGATGGAAGCATTTGTGTATGGGACTCCAGTTATGGCGCTATGTGGCAAAATATGGGTGCCTTCACGTGACGGGGAAAACTTTAAGCTTTGCCCAACCTGCGAAGAAATCTATAGCGAATTACGTTGATAGCGCGATTGCCAAGTATAATTTTCTTTCTAATCATTTATCAAACACTTTTAGTCGGGAGTTCTCACCGTGTCATCGCTATTCTCATTTCGTATCAACGACGACTTTGTATCGGGGTACAGAGATAAGAAAGCACCATTTGGGTATCGCGATGCTGGCGGAAACTCTGTTGGAGAAATTACATTTCTTCGCACGTACTCTCGCTTAAAAGAAGACGGTACAAAAGAAACATGGTCTGATGTTTGCGAACGAGTTATCAACGGAATGTATTCGTTGCAAAAAGATCATTGCAAAACAAATCGTCTTCCTTGGAATGATGCAAAGGCCCAGGCAAGCGCTAAGGAGGCGTTCGACAGATTGTTTAATCTGAAGTGGACGCCTCCGGGGCGCGGCCTTTGGGTTATGGGTACGCCGCTTGTTAACACACAAAAGAACTCTGCTGCTTTGCAAAACTGTGCGTTTGTTTCAACTGTTGAAATGACAAAGAATAATCCAGCAAAGCCGTTTGCGTTTCTTATGGAAGCATCAATGCTTGGCGTTGGTGTTGGTTTTGATGACAAGGGCGCAGACAAAGACTTTACGATTTACAAGCCACTTGACAATAAAGTTACTGCGCAAATCATTCCAGACACTCGTGAAGGTTGGGTGCAGTCAGTAAGTGATTTGATTAACTCTTATTTGAAGCCAGAACAAAACGCTCTTGAGTTTGACTATTCATTGATTCGTCTTGCTGGTGAGCCAATTAAGACATTTGGTGGTACTGCTGCTGGCCCCGAGCCTTTAGTTAAACTGCATGAACATATCCGCAAAATCTTTACAGGACGTGACGGACAAAAACTTTCGCGCGTAGATATTGCTGATATTGGAAACCTCATCGGAGTATGCGTTGTCTCTGGAAACGTACGACGTTCTGCTGAGCTTTTGCTTGGACGTTTGGACGATGAAAACTTCTTGAACTTGAAAAACTCTGCTGTGTTTCCGGAGCGCAACTCTTACGATCCAAGCGCACCGGGTTGGGGTTGGATGTCAAACAACTCTGTTGAAACCAAAGTTGGTGAAGACCTTTCAGCAATCGTTGAAGGTATTGCATTAAACGGAGAGCCTGGCGTTATTTGGTTGGATGTTTCGCGCAAGTATGGTCGTCTTGCTGATCCAGCAAACAATAAAGACTGGCGCGTTGCTGGTTACAACCCATGCGCAGAACAATCACTTGAGTCATACGAGTGCTGTACGCTTGTTGAAACATATCTAAACCGTCACGAAAATCTTGAGGACTACAAGCGCACACTTAAGTTTGCTTACTTGTATGCAAAGACAGTGACACTGCTTCCAACACACTGGGAAGAAACAAACGCAATTATGCAGCGTAACCGACGCATTGGCACATCGATGTCTGGCGTTGCTAACTTTGCTGACAAAGTTGGACTGCCTGTTTTGCGTGAGTGGATGGACACTGGCTACAATACAGTTAAGAGCTACGACGTTACATATTCAGAGTGGCTTGGTATTCGTGAATCAATCAAGATGACAACTGTTAAGCCTTCGGGAACAGTTTCTATTCTTGCTGGAGAATCTCCTGGAGTTCACTGGACACCAGGCGGAAAGTTCTTTAACCGAGCAATTCGTTTTTCAAACGAAGATCCAATGCTTCCTTTGTTCAAAATGGCTAATTACCGAGTTGAACCAGCATCTGAATCTCCAGAAACTACAAGCGTAGTGTTCTTTCCAATTAAGTCAGATGCCGAGCGTGCAGAACGAGACGTAACAATCTTTGAAAAGATGTCGCTTGCTGCTGTTGCGCAGCGCTATTGGTCAGACAACTCAGTATCTGTAACGATTTCATTTGACCCTGATTCTGAGTCTGAGCATGTTGGAACAGTTTTGCACATGTATGACGGGCAACTCAAGACAGTGTCATTCTTGCCTTCAGGCAACATGACATACCCGCAAATGCCATACACACAGATTACTGAAGAAGAATACACGCAAGGCACAATGGAATTGTTCCCAATTGACTTTTCTGGTGTTTACGCTGGTATGGCAGCCGATGCAATTGGTGAAGCATACTGCACCACTGATGCTTGCGAAATTAAATTTGTAAGTGAGAACAACAAATAATATGAAAAAGTTTCTTTCTCAGGAAGAGATTAGTTGGATTGAACAAGCAAAATGCAAAGGGCAAACTGAGTTATTTTTCGGTCAAATGAAAGAAAAGTCTTGGATTCGCGCTCGCCGCGAAGCTGCTGCCATTTCTATATGTGGCTCTTGTACTGTAATGTACCAGTGCAGACAGTACGCTCGTGAAAATCATGAGCTAGGCGTCTGGGGCGGCGAAACAGAAGACGAGCGGTATCACGGCGGTTTTCTTAAAGATCCCAATGTGTCGCGAAGGAACAAGCAACGCGTTCGCCGGTCCAAACTAGCCGACTTGCACTAAGTGTTAGAATAGACTTAGGGAGAGGGCTACCTTAACAAGGAGCTCTCGTGCAAGTTAAAAAAATATGGTCTCGCGTATTCATCGCCGCGGGTTTGTTTGTTGGCGCTTCAGCCTTTACTGTAGGGTCTTCATCTGTAGGACCTGACTTTCTCAAAAGCGGCGCAGTAAGCGCAGTTGCTGGTGGGCCAATTGTTCTTGATGGAATGGACCCGGTTTGCCACTCAGCCTATGAAGGAACTGGCGGCTACATTGCCCAAGTTCTTAAGCGAGGCTATGACGGTGCCAATCATTCACACAATGGCAAGATTGCAATTTTAGGAGCGCAAGGAGCGTCAAACTCTTGTGGTGGAAACTGGTCAACGCTTCTTTCGTCGCAGTATCTTGCTTTGTTTGAAACACAGCCGGTCGTTAATTTTTACAATACAACAGCATCTATTACAACTTTCTTTGACTCAGTAATTTTTGCAGACAGCCCAGCGATTATCTGGCTGCCAGACAACTGGTCGCGCTCTTCCCAAGTGGAGGCGCTCTTTACTGCAAATGCTGAAAAGATTGCAGACTTTGTAAACTCTGGTGGAGCGCTTTTTGCGAACATGGGTTCGTATGGCTGGTTAACTGCGCTGCTCCCAAACGCTGTCTATAATAATGGTGGATGTAACGGTGGGCCAGATGCAACAACTGACGGCTCAACAGACTTCGGTCTTACCAATGCAATTGTTGCTGCTTGCTGGCACGGATTCTTTACCGGAGACGTCGGGACACTTAAAGTTCTTGTTGACTATCCTTACCCAACGCTAGCAAGTACTCGTAAGGCAGTATCTGTGGGCGGTGGAAGCGTTTCATTGCCAAGCTCATTTACTCTTGGTATCTCGCCCGCTAGTCCTCGAGCAGGAGAAGATCTTACAATTACTGCAACTGCGCAGACGCTTGCTGGCGTCCCACAGGCTGGAGTTGTTGTAACTATCACAGTTAGCAGTGGCCCTGATGCTGGGCAAACACTGACAGCAACAACTAACTCGGCTGGTATTGCAACAATTACAGTTCGCACGAATGCAACAGGAACAGCCGTTTACACTGCAACTGCAACTGTCAATGGCGTAGCAAAGACTGTATCTGTCACCGTTGAATGGGATGAGCCTACTACAACAACACAAGCACCAACGACCACTACTGAGGCGCCTGTCGTAACAGAGCCACCAGCACCAACTACAACTGAGGCACCTGTCGTTACACCCGCTCCTACGGTCACTGAGCCGCCTGTGACGGTGACAACAGACGCCATTGTATTGCATGACCATTCAACACATGACCATGGGCCAAAGCTCCCAACATCAGGGTCAAGTAACGCACGAATCATGCTCTGGATTTCAGCGCTATTGATTGCAATTGGCTTGCATCTTTCGACATTAAATAAACTTGCGAGTCGCAGAAAGTAACGCAAAGGAAGTATAAAATGGAACAAGTAAAACAAATCACATGGAGAATTGTTGCTACATTTGCAGCGACAGGTCTTAGTGTTGTGGGGGCTGGCGCAATTGTCGATGTTCCACTAATTAAAGCTGTCTTGATGGCTGGAATTGGCGGAGTCGCTTTTGTTATTGAAGGTCTTGCACGCGCGTACATGGACGATGGCAAGCTTACAACACAAGAGATCAATGACGTCTTCCGAAAGGTTGACAAAAAGAAAGACTAACAGGGAGGCATTTTGACACTCAATTGCGATTGGATGTCGGAAGCTATTTGCAAAGGCAAAACTTCATTGTTTTTTATGCCTTACAAAGAGACAGTAAGGCAAAGAAGAATACGAGAGTCCGCTGCTAAAGTTATTTGTAATCAGTGTCCCGTAATGCACGAGTGTAAATCTTACGCTCGTGATGCTAATGAACTTGGTATTTGGGGCGGGGAAACTGAAGAAGAAAGATACTTCGGCGGATATCTCGATAACCCTGTTACAAATAAGTACTTTGCACGCAGAGTCAGAATTGAGCGCAATAGGCTATCTAACTAGTTAGCGCTTCGTACATTCGCGCTGCTTTGCACCAGCTACAGTTGCTTTTATACAGACCGCTTTCAGCATAGTGCTCGCAAGGGATTGCGCCTAGTCCAAATACTATGTCAGCAATTGCTCGATAGTCGCTGTAGTCTTCTGTGTGAAGTGCATTATGCATGGCTTTTTTCATTTCATCAAAGTCTACCATTACATTCCTCGCATCCAGAGAACTATTTGTTTGATAGACCAGCCGGCAAGACCGCCGTAAATCATGTAGATGAGCAGTTTCATTTTGGGTCAATAAGCCCAGGGCGAGGTCTTTGAAGAGATTGTTTTTTATTGTCTTCTTCTACTTTTGCTGTTTCGTAAAATCTAATTGCTGGTTCTAGCGGAGACACTTCTCCGGACTCACGTGCGCGCTTGCAAGAAAAATATAGCATTTCTGCTGTTTGCTGCCATTTGCCGACTTCAGCTGTTTTGTCCTTTAGACTAATCATTGCTTCAGCAAGAAACTTGTCAACAAGATCAAATCGTTTTTGTAGTTCATCTCGTTCTTTAATGATTTCTTGTGTTTTGTCATAGTCACTAAGAGGCGGAGGCCAGATATATTCGTCAGACATCTTAGTTGTTTTCTGTTTTGTTTTTGTAGTGGCCGATTACTTCGTCTTCTTGACGAATACCGTTTTTGTAATGGCTAACTTTGAAGCCTTTAAGCGCAAGTTTAGAAAGACCTTGAACGTCTGTTTCTAATTTTTTAATGTGCTTTTTCATATCTTTAATATCTGGTGTAATCCACCATCTATGAAATAGCAAACCGGCAACTGCGCCTAGGGCGCTACCGAAAATAAATGTAATAACTGGCATTGTTATCCCTCCGTGTCTGATTCCAGTTGTTCCCAAACTGCGTATTCGCCTTGAACTATTACAGCGTGACTATCTCCACCGTCAATAGAAACTCGTGTAGGCGATCCGTCTGGGCAATTGCATGTGACAAAATCATGTTTCATACGCGAAACAATCGTAGTGTTGCATGTCTTGCACTTAATTTTGTTCGTCATCTTTTTTATACATTAGAACTAAATTGTCTATAGCTTTCCAAAGAGCTGGCCACTCTTCGCGATGCTTGCGCATGACATGGTCGTGGTACTTTTCAACTCTGCCTTTGTCATTTATTGCTTTAATAATTTGACGAGCAGCTTCTTCTAAGTTGCTATTTCGCTTCTTTAAAAAGAAATTGTTAATCCAAGCTTCAACAAGTTGAGCTTCAATGTCTTTTTCAGTTCTACGCCTGAACATCTGACACTCGCTGAATGTGCCTTTGAACTCCGTAGTACAGCGGTCCAGCGTTAGAAATGCCAAGACCTTTTGCAATTACAGAAAGTGATACGCCGTTTTCCTGGTATTCAACGGCAAGTTGTTCATGGTACTTGTGTGTGCCGAGTTCACGTGCTTGACGGACGCGCTCTACTGCTGCGTCTGCTTCCTCTGGAGTTAGCTTTTTTCGCGCGCCTTTATTGTTTACTGAAGGTACTTCAGACATAAAGATGCGACGACGAAGCCCTGAGTAAGAAACTTCAAGCTCTCGTGCAAGACCGATTAGGCTTCCTTTTTTGCGTGAAAACTCTACAAGCAAGCGTGTGTATTCTTGGCTTGCCTGATGTGCAGGCGTATTTTGGCTCTTTGCGCCATACGCCTTTTGCGCAAGAGAAATCAAAGGTCGCATTTTTTCTGCGTATTCTTTGATAGTGTCTTCGTTCTTCATTTTGCTCCTGTGTTTTTTTTGTATCGGGGGATTTTTTTATTATACACACAGGAGTGTATAAAAGCGGAAAGCTTATGAAGATTTTTTAGTGCGAGACTTTTTGCGATGTTCTTCCCAGATTTCAAGATCTTCTGGAAAGTCAAAGTCTTCTGTCCAGTCATTGATCTCTACAAAATGAGGGTTTTCAAACATGCCTGAAGGAGCTGGGCCAATCATATAGCGATAGAGTTCCCACCCTGCTTGTGTTTGTATTTGTCCTCTAGATACTAAATATAGAAGATTTTGACCAATAGTTTTTGCCATGTTTTGGTCAAACGATAGTCCAAAGATTTCTTTCCATCGCGCACCTGATAATTCAGACGGACCTGTGCGAAGAAAAAACTTAAACGGATCTTTGTTTTTCATAATTGCTTTGACGGCTTCACTAGTGAAGTAAACATCGCCAAAGACAAGAACAGTTCGGCCGTCGTTTAGCCAAAGATTCTTTGATGAAAGGAACTTTGCTGTGTCTCCCCAATGAGTGTTTTGCGATTGAATAGCATAAAGGCTTGTTCCTTCAACCTTGTATCTTTCATCAAGACCAATTACGCACACATCATCAGTGTACTTTAAGAACTGCGAGCATGTTCGCTCTAGCAGCACTTTGCCCTCTATTTTAGTTAGGTGCTTTGGCGTACCGCGAAAGTTTTTCCAGCGTTCGCCAGAACCGGCCGCTAAAACAATTACGCGTGTTTTTACCATGCATTCATTATACGCCCTAAGGCTCTATAAAGATGCACTCTCCTGGGCATTCTTCAGCGGCGTCAATTACATCACTAAGAAGATTATCGGGAACATCAGCAAGACCTTCTCCCATTTGATACTTTGGTCCGGGGCCAGAACCGTCAGGTCCCAAAAGATTTGGCCATGCTACTTCTTTAACATAAGCAAGACCGTCGTCGTGCATTGCAAATACATCGGAGCAAATTTCAGCACAAAGGCCGTCACCGGTACACAAATCTTGGTCAATCCAAACTTTCATGATTGCTATTTTACCTTTATTTATTCTTCGTCATTTTCAAGCATGACATAAATATAGTGAACTGTCAGCGCTGCTGCTGTTGCAATCATTGCGATTCTTCGCGTATCACCTGAAAGGGTGACAAACATGATTGCGCTACCGGCAAGCGTAAATGAAAGTGCTGCAGTTTCTTTGAGGAACTTTTTAATGAATCCCATGATGCTAAACTCCTTTTGGCCGTTTTCTTTGTATGTGTAAATGCTGTTTCGAGTGTTGAGATTCTTTTCTCTATCCTCGGGTCCTTCAAGACCACCAGCCTCTTCGTCTTCTTGTTCTTCCTCTCGGCGAGCGGCCTTATTGGCATCGCTTGGTGAACCACCAGATCCGCCGCTATTGCCGCCACTTGGCTGACCACCACCCGCTCCAGGAGCGGCTCCAGCCGCCGCTACAGTAGCCATAACGGTTGTAACGGCAATGACGGAGCGGCGGGTTCCTACGTCAACTGATGACCCTTCTGGGACATATTCATCGAGCCCTGAGCCGTACACATCGACTGCTGATTCAAATGTGTTTTTTACTTCGCTTGGTGCATCTGACAGCGTTGCAACAAGCACTGCTTCTTGCTCTGGAGAAAGATCACTGATAGGCAATGATTCAAAGACTTCTGACAATTGGTCTTTTGGTAGTTCAATAAATGCAGCGTTTGTAACAAGCGCAACTGCTTGGTCTGCCTCTATTGTTTCGAGATCGACAGTTTCAACAAGTTTTTTAAGTTCATCAACTGTTTGAATTAGTGCAATTGTTGCTGCTTCTGGAACTGGCGCTTTTTGTTCTGGCGGAAGAGTTGTCGTTGTTGTTATCGGCGGCGGGAGCGTCGTCGTCGTTGTTTGCGGTTGTTCTGTTTGTTGTAGTATCGGAGCTTGGGTTGTTGTGGTTGTGCTGGTTGTTGCAACTTCAGTCGTCTCCACAGTCACAGTCGGGATCGATGCAACCGTCGTAGTCGTAGTCCATGCTGGGATTGTCTCCTCTACTATTGGAATAGTTGTTGTCGTTGTTTCAATTATTATTGGTGGTAGAGTTGTCGTTGTTGGCGGAGTCGGATCTTCAACAAGAAGATCGATTGATTGTTCTGGACCATACTGGCATTGAAGATTTGAAGGTGCAAAACATGCGGCGGTTCCAGGGCGAATCTTAAATCTAATGTCTCCGTAGCCTGTAGTTCCAGTCCACATCCAGGGCCCAAGATTGATAAGAGTATTGTCTGTCCAAATTCCCCAGCCGCCAGACTCAGCGCCTTGCTCGAGTTTAAAGAATGAAACAGTGTATGCAAATATGTCTAAGTTACTTGGTGCTGGTTGCTCCCATGAAAGATCAACGCTGCCGTCTGGCTTTGCAACGCCTTGCAGATTTGTGACTGGGTTAAAGTACGGAGCAAGAGTTGTAGTTGTTGGAGCAACTGTTGCTGTTTTAGTAAAAGCAGACGGAGGAACTATTTCCCAGCCGTTGCCTAGATTCCAATAAAGAGTTGTCCATGCTCCACCGCCATTTTCATAGAACCAATAAGTAAATGGTTTAGAAGTTCCGGCAATAAATGATTGAGGCCCTGTTTCATTGCCGCTACCGCCTTTATCTACCCAGTTGCCTGGGTCTATTAAAACGCCGTCAAGGTAAAACATTGTGCCGTCGTCAGCCCATGGCCAAAACAAAATGTCACCAGTTATCGGAGAAGTGATGTGACCTTCGTACTTAACAATAAAGTCTTCGTATAAATTAAATGGAGGAGCTGCGTCGAAGTTTTGATTAATGTTTGCGTACGTTGTAGTGCCAGTGACTTGTCTTCCAGAGACTTCTGGCAGTGGCGGAGAAGCGTTATAGCCAAAATTGTTGTAAACTGTGACATCAATACCAGGCTCTACAGAAGCCTGCGATACAGAAGAAAAGCCTGTAGATGTAGAGATAACAGATAACGCGAAGATTGGAGCTAAAATTAGCGATCCGCGTCTTTTAAGTTTATTTTGTATGCCCTTTCGCCACCCGCTCCCCCAGGTCGCTTTTTGTGACATTACTTAATAGTCATCATCCTCGTCGTCATCCCTAAACCCGGGAACCGGCGAATACTGCCACGCTATTTCTCTTACAGCCTCGGTGACATGATTTGCAATGTCAATGAGGTTTTCTACTGCAATGAGCAAATCTGCTCGTTGGTCAATATCTTCTGGGTCAAGAAGCTCATCTGCAATGGAGTAAAGGGTATGCGTGCAAGAAACAATGCGTCGCATCGCCCGTTCTTGGTCCGTCTCCTGAAGGAACGTCATGTGTCTATTCTATATTGTTTGTCTCTGATGATTCGGTATCAATTTGCCCGTTTTTCTTTAAAACTGTCTCCGCAAAGGCCGAGCCGCCGCCCTGCCGCCGCCCTGCCGCCGACGAGGTACAAAAGTACCGGGCCTTGAAAGAGGCGGAGGCGGAGGGAGAAAGGGGGTAAAACTGAGGTCATTTTTTCACCGGGCAAGTATTTTAGTACTACACCGGGAACCGTGTAAGAAAAGAGAGAAGAGAGGGCAACTGATGCGAGAGCCATTGTTTTAGGGCTTAAAAAAGTTTAGAAAAAATGTGACATTTTGACCTGCAAGGACCCTTGGGGGCCTGTTCTGGGAGCCTTGCAAGGAGTGGGCGGGAGCGGGAGGGCACTTTTCCGGGCGTCAGTATTGTAAGAACGAAGACGAAAAAGAGGAGGACGAAGGGAGAAATTTTGTGTGGGGAGGCTGTGTTTGGGGTTGGGTAATGTACAACTTCTGTGAGGTCTCGAGGAGGATGGGTTGAGGTGAGTTTTCTTTTGCGATGCTCAAAGCAACTTCGGGGAAGAAATCTTCGTCGAAAAGTACTAAGCAGAAACGAAAAAGAGTAGAGACAAAAGCGCTTAGTATGTCTGCAGATATAAAATATAAAACCGCAAAGAGAACTATATTTCTAATACGTGTATACGTCTGCGTATGTACCTAACGAAAGAAAGGTTGAGTTTTCGGTTTCTGAAAGTTTTAGGTAGTTTTATGATTCATAAGTGACAAATCTATGTTACAATGAAAGTGTGTACAATGTACAAAAATCTAAGAGGAAGAGAAAGACATGAGTGAAGAAAAGAAATGGGTGTCTGCGCAAGACGCTCTTGCAATGATGGGACTCACAACTGAGGACGTAGATGATGCTGATGCAGAACTTCTTGAGAAAAAGAAACATGGAGTAGATCGTCAGATCTGTGCGTGTGGTCATGCGATGTCTCGACACACTGTTGTTCATGGCGCTGTGTTCTGTAAACCAGCGCGTATGGAATGCCCGTGTAAACATGTGCGACCAGTAATTGAGACAGAAGATACCAGAATGTTTATCCGTAAAACAGACGGTGCCGGTTCAGCTCATGCTCTGTCTCGTGGAATTCGTGCTGCTGCTGAAAAAGGGAAGTCAGTTGCGTGGATTGTAGATCTCGTTTGCGATCGCTGTGGGACTGCAAACAATCGTGTCGTCCCAGTACCTGTTACGCAAAATGGTCACGCTACTTCCTATGCTACAGGTTATGATGCTTTGCTATGTCCCGAGTGCAGAATAGAAGTTTAGCGTGGATCCTGTAGTTTTCTTTGTTGCAGTTATCATGCTGTACTACGTTTTCTTAAAGAATAGCGACAGAGGTCGTGGCCGTGACTAACGAATACTACGAAGTTGTAATTGCAACACCCGGAAGAATGATGCACGCTGAATATGTGCAAAGTCTTACTGAGACAATTTCATATCTTGCTCGTCAAGGAATTCGAGTTAAGTATCTAAACAAGTATTCTTCTTTTATACCAACCGCTCGTGAGTTGACTGCGTCTGACACTTGGACACACGACTACTCTTCTAACAAAATTGCTGGCGGATCCTTTCTTTATAATAAAATTTTCTGGATTGACTCAGATATCGAGTGGACCGTTGAAGACTTTATGAAGCTTTACAACTCAGATCTTGATGTTGTGTCTGGGCTTTACGCTTTAGATCCCTACGGCAAAGTTGCAGTCGGCTACCCAAACAATCATGGAGTTCCGACAAGTGTGCACAAAGTAGAGTTCATGCTTCACGAAGACCCCGTTGAAGTTGGCGGTGTCGGCTTTGGGTTTGTCTGTATGAAGTCTGGAGTTTTTGAAAGCATTCCTCGTCCTTGGTTCCTCATCGGAAGAGTTCAATGGTCGCCTGACTCAGACATGAGAGTGAATGTTGGAGAAGATTACTCTTGGTGCGGAAAAGCACAACAAGCCGGGTATAAAATCTATGTAGACCCAACTGTCAAAGTTCGGCACCACAAAGAAACCGTTTACGAAGTCTAAAAGAAAAGAGAACCGTCATGCCTGAGATTACACCAGAAGAAGAAATTAAAAATTTGCAAGAAGAAATTGAAGATCTGTTGATTCAGATTCAAGAGCTTCGCGAAGAAAATGTGCGATTGAATTCGCTTATTGGCGAGTAACTATTCGCTCGCCGAATTAGCTCAGTGGTAGAGCAACGCACTTGTAATGCGTAGGTCCTCGGTTCAATCCCGAGATTCGGCTCCGGAACTTCCCGTTGCATCTTTCATACGTAGAATCTGCGACGGGAAGTTCTACCCCCATTAGCTCCTCTACAAAAGCATTTTATTTCTATATAATGAAGACTCTCAAAACCATTGTTTCTAAAAGAAAGTTCTCGTGGACCATCCAAGAGACTCTTCTCACGGAAAAAATCTCTCACCAATGACTCAGTATATAGTTTCTCTGGACCTAAGGAGGCCCTCATGGAAAAACTATTGACACCACAAAACAAAGCCCTTATTGCATCGTATGCCCGCTCCGTTTTGGGCGCAGGCGTCGCAACCTACGTCTCCACACAAGACGTTAAGTTGACACTCAATGCCCTTTGGGCGGCTGCTCTTCCCGTCATCATGCGATACCTGAACCCAAACGATACGTCGTTCGGTAAGGGTTCCGTGGTCGAGGGAGACTAACCCAAACACACACAAAAGAAAGACAATCACCTCCATGACAGAGAAAAAGAAGACCCCGGCGAAGAAAGCTCCAGCCAAAAAATCAGCGCCCGCGAAAAAAGCGCCAGCGAAGAAAAAGGCTCCTGCTAAGAAAGCTCCGGCAAAGAAAAAAGCACCAGCGAAGAAAGCAGCACCGCAGGCTCTGACCGGCGCAGTTGCTCCTCAGACCGCGACGTCAAATCCCGGTCACGAAAAGGTTGTTCTTACAGTCGAAACTCTCACGCCAACACCGATGCCTGAGCGAGCCGCAGAAGTGAAAAAGCAAGGTTTCCTTAAGAAACTATTCAAGCGCTGAGCTGCAAAGCTCGAGGGTCCGTCGGACATTGCCCTCTCCCGCCCGGCGGACCCTCACCCGCTCTCTCATACCCATAAAGTGCACTTTACATGACAACAGCCTTAACTCCTTTCGATGACACTCCGGAACCGGAGAAGCCCGAAATTCAAATCGACGAGCCGGTCAATATTCGCCCGGTGCTCGCTGATCTCGGCATCGATGAAGTAGAGCGAGGCATCTGCCAAGACACATACGAAAACCGTGCAATTCTCCGCCGGCACAAAATGAGCTGGGATTCTGTCTACGCATCCAACGGAGTGCCCACAGGTCTCATTCAAGCTCGCTCTCCAGAAATGGATAAAGCACGCCGGCACCTTAGTCTCGCGGAGAAAAAACCAATTCTCGTCGATCCGGAGCGTCCGAACTCAGATTACCTCACCGGCTATGATCTCCTTGCAGAAAGCGCCACAGACTACCTCGTACCTCCTTGGGTGCTCGGCGCAACCAAAGCCTATATAAAAGAACAAGAAGACGGATCACCGCCTAAGGGCAAGCGTCAACCGGCAGCGATGCCAGTTCGCTGTCGCGCGATTAAAGACGACGGCATTCGCTGTATGCTCTGGTCTTCAGGACGCGCGAAAGATGACGGTTACTGCCGAGTACATCTTGGGAGCATTCAGCGTAAACCCGGCGAAGATATCGAGCGCGCAAGATCAAAACTTGTTCAAGCAGCTCCTTACGCCGTTGATGTTCTCGAAGATTTGATGGAGAACGCAGCAAGCGAACCGATCCGCCTCAAAGCTTCAACAGAGATTCTTGATCGTGCCGGCGTTCGCGGCGGAGTTGAGTTCGACGCAAACGTGCACATCACAGACGGTCGCTCGCCGGCGCAAATTGTTGCCGAAAGACTTACGCGCTTGGCTTCTGGCGCAGCACAGATCACATCAATGCTGAACGAAGCTGGGATTGAAATCCCAACCAAAGACGATAGCGACATTGAAGATGCTGAAATCGTCGAGAAAGAATAGTATAATAATGACCGCGGAGAAAATTAAGCAACTCGCAGAGGAGCTTGTAGGGCGTCTAAAAGAAGACATTCACAAAGCTGGAAATCGAGAGTCGCATATTCGAGCATCAGCGCGCGCGAATGAAGCCGATCTTCTTTTGCAAGGTCTGAATCAAATGTTTGATTCTTCTACAATTCAGGACGACGACAATGACAATATTCAAGAAAACTAAATCAAACCTCAATCCTGACCGTGACCGCTTTCTTGAGACGGTCCGATCACATCTCGGCTACAAGACTCGACCTTCCGGCCTGAGCGAGTTTGCAGTGCAGACGGGCTACAAAGGTGAGGCTATTCCTTGGTCCGGTGCGTTTCTAGATGTCTGCGCTCGTGATTCAAATGTATTCATGCCGGCATGCATTTACACACCGTCCGGCCTGGCGGAGTTTTCTGCAGACGGACGGATCGTAATGAAGCCCGAACCGGGCGACATTGTTTTTTACTCGTTTCCGACGGCTGAACAATTCGGCATGCCTCATTGCGGCGTGGTCTCAAACACAGACGACTTTGAGCAGACGGGTATGTTTACAGCGATCGAAGCTCAAGTCAACTCAGGCCTGCCGAAGGCATCACAAAGCAAGACGGGCATCTTTGAGAGAGTTCGCTGGAAATACGAAGTCATCGCGTTCGCTCGTCCAGATTTTTCGCGCAGGCCTGCTACGGAAAATACAAAAAAGCAGACGGACAGCGTTTTGATCAAGCTTCGAAGTGTGCAGCCTGGTAGGCAAAACTCGAGCGTGCAGACGGTACAGAAAGTTCTGGCTCAAGTTGCCGGCTTGAAAAACGAGACTCCGAGCGTTTTCGACGAAGCGACTCAGCTCGCGTACTCGAGGTGGCAGAGGTGGATCGGGTTTGTGTACCCTGACTGTACTGGCGTGCCGGATCGAGCAAGCTTGAGATTGTTGGGACAAATTTCCGGGATGTTCAGTGTAGATTCTGAAAACTAAAGCTGATATAATGTAACTAACCTCACTACACAAGGAGACAAAATGACAACAGTAAATAAGCGCACTCGCGCTAACAGCCAAGAAAAGACACGCAACGCAGTTCTTGCGACGCTAAAACTTTCAGATCAACCTTTGGTACTTAATGAAGTCCAAGCTCTTCTCGCAATGCGGGGAGTATCACTGCATGTGACGTACGTCAGTGAAATTCTTAAGCAGCTTGTTCGTGCCGGCGAAATTTCTCAGCGGAACGAAACACCAGCCGAGCGAGTTATTCGTTTCGGTAGACACGAACCACGCGGCGCACACTTTAAAGCTGTGTACTTCTGGGGTCAGCCTGGCAAAGTTCCAGCACGTACAAAAGTAAGCAACGTGCACATGACGAGTCGGATGACAAAAAAGACACGCAGGCCTGCCAAGGCAGCTCGAGTGCAGACGGGCACTAAAATCACTGCCCGCGAAAACTTGAGTCTTATGGCGCGTGTCTCTGAGCTTGAAGCTCAAATTGCTGAGATGCGCAAAATCATTGGCTAGCGAACGCAGGCCTGCCAGGGAGCTTCCGAAAGCAGACGGACAGCCTGCTAGGGAGCTCCCGAAAAGCAGACGGGTAGCCTTTGAGTTGTGATAACGTGAACACGTGATTCATCTTGCGCTGTACGTTGTTGAAGACGTCGAGGACGCTGCACTCGCAGAGCGCAACGAGATCTTCGAGTTTATCATTGATGGATCAGAATGTGAAAACTGCGGAATGGTGATTGGCCCATCGCTTGACGCGTTTTTTCCATGTGTTGTGATCGTTGATACAGACGAAAAACTCGATGTTGATAGCTGGGCAATTTGTTTAGATTGTGCTGCACCTTTGATGTATCCAAATGAATGGGTTCTAAACCTCGAGCTGTGAAGCATAAAACTAAAGTTGTTATAATGATTCCATGCAGCCAAACATTAACCATCACGCAAATATCCACACGACCCTCGTTACACCTGCGAAGTCTTTCACATGTGACATCGAAGGCGAATTCCGAGTAGTCTGCACCTGCGGAGTGCTCGGTAAGAACGCCGTCTTTGCCGGCAAAGATCTCGCAGAAGCTGCGGCGGCACAGCATCGTGAATTCGGTGTAAAACTAAAGTCGTTATAATAGCTTCCATGGGACTTCTCCAAGCATACGCTATTTACAAATACGGCAAAAGCCAGCAGAAAAAGCGTCAACGTTTAGAAGAAGAGTACTGGGAAGAGATCTGCGATCTCTGTGGCTTCGCTCGTGCACAGCACGCTCGCGATGCGATCGAGACGTGCCCAACCTACAGCTAAAACTAAAGTTGTTATAATGATCTCATGCCGCAAGGCACAACCTACAAAAAACGAAAGGACAATCCAATGAGAAAACACACTACTATCGAGGTGCATGGCGCCAAGATTCAGATCATGCCACGCGTCTACAGCGTTCACGATCGACGCTCTGCATACACACAAGCCCCACGAATGTACGTCAGCGTTGCAGACGAGACTTTGTTTGACAACCTTGCCAATCGCAAGCGTCGCCCTTACAACGTCTACAAGACACTGATTCACGCGAGTGGCATCTCTGAGATTCTCGATCTCAGCCGCTTGAGCTGGTCCCAATACGCTGGGTGCACCTGCCCTTGCTCGCCGGGATTCATTCTCAATCGTCAAACACTCCGGTTCGAAGACGAAGTCTTTTTGAACTTTGATGTTTGGGTGACTCTCGAGTCTGCTCCTTCAGTTGATGAGCGAAAGGCGCCCCGCGTTCTCGCGGGCGTCTAAGCTCAAAACTAAAGTTTATATAATAATCTCACCAACCTACGAAAGGACATATCATGTCAACAGCAACTTCAGTCGACTCTCACGTCAGAGTCAAGGGCATCACTCCCAATGTGAAAATTATTGACTGGGGCAGTCGCATTACGCTTCGCATCGAAGTCGGCGATGCCAGCATGACCTGGTACCTCAACCCGCTCACAGACGAAGCAATTGGTGACTACACTCAGCGTGTCATTGACGCGCTCGGTGAAGTCAAAATTGACTTGGCCTCCGCCGAAAACTAAAATTGTTATAATCATTTCACCAACTACAAAAGGACAACCTACAATGTTTCAACACGCAACAATCACACACCGAGATCGCAAAGTCACGATGGCGTTCGATGGCCCAGTGCTCCCACAAAAAAAGGACGACATTGACGTCTGGCACGAGCGTGTCAAGGTAACTTGCGCGCACAACGCAGACAGAAAGCGCTACGAGGCGCACGTGTCTTGGTGCAAGGCAGCACAGCGCAATGGCTTCTCGATCGAGCAAGTCGCGATCTTTACTGATCCGTACGTTCTTCTGTTTCACTCAGAGCCAGTAGGCCGATACAGCGACAACAAGTTTGAAGCGTTCTGTGCGAGTGTACGAGACATGTGCGTCACAATTGTCAATGATGAAACTGACGTGCGCGACGTAGCCGAGCTTCTTCGCAAGGCTGTGAGCTACAGCCTCGTGAAAAACTAAAATTGTTATAATAATCTCATACCATTACGAAAGGACAAACAATGAGCAATTGGTACAAACTTGACGCATTCCCGGGAGTGACAGACGCTTGGCGCACGCTAGGTGATCTGTACGGTCTCGAGGTACAGGTGCAAGACGATGGCACAGTCGTAGGCACAGCTTGGAAGCGAATCCCTCCCACGTTCTGGGAGCCAGAAGACGTTGTCTGCGTCCATGAAGAGACCTATGGGTCAGTCTTTGAGGCGAAGTCAGCACTTGAGACTCTTCAGTCAGAAGACATACGTGCGGAACAAGAAGCCGACGAGCGCCTAGCGGCAGAGTTGCGCGAGTTCAGCGCGAACCAAAACTAAAGTTGTTATAATGATTCCATGCCGCCCGGCATAAACGAAAGGACAAAATGAGCTATCAATTTATTTATGACGAAGAAGCGGTAATCCAAGACGCTGACATCGAAATGGCGCACGCCATCGCGCGAGGCAACTACCTTGCGGCCCTCGAGCGTCGCGGCATCTGCGTGCACGATAGCGTCGTGGGCGTTTCCGCCACAGGCGAGATCTTCTACCCTGGACAGGTCGGCCTTGTTGGTGACCAGCAGCGATGCCAGGGCTGTGGAGTAGTCTTCGAAAGCTTCGAAGACTGGTGCGACACAACCAGGAATCTCTAAGCGGTGAGGCCTGCCGGCACCGAAATGGTGTCGGCGTGGCCCGCCTGAAAACTAAAGTTGTTATAATGATCTTACACCTACTACAAAAGGACAAAAAATGACACACCAACTTGACGAAGTTATCTTCGAAAGTAAGCTCACAGTCGGCGGTCTCGTCGACCTCATCAATTACATGAGCGACGACGCCGAAAACGTCGTCATTCCTGAAGACCTTCGCATGCTTCTTGAGACACGTCTTTCGAACGCAGTACTCCAAGAAGTCTCGAGCTTTATCGAAGACTACTTCTAGTAAAACTAAAGTTGTTATAATAATCTTACACCCACTACGAAAGGACAAATACCATGGGCGACAGAGCAGTAATCGGATTCCAAAAGAGCAAGGAAGACATTCCAGTCTTTCTTTATGCACACTGGGGCGGCAGCGACAGGTACGTCGATGCGCAGCGCGCAGTCGAGGCAGCACGTCCTCGCTGGGACGACCCAGCCTACGCAACCCGGATTGGAATCTCGCAAATTGTCGAGAACTACTGGGCCGAGGAAACTGGGTTCGGAATCAGCGCCGGACACGACTCATTCGCACAGCCAGACTATGACGATGTCATTCTGATTAGCTGGGACGAGCGAGAGGTCTATGTCGTGAGTGCAGGCGACTCGCAGCACGTCACAGCGACGTTTTCATTCGAGCAGTTTACAACTATGCTCGCGATGAATTGAAAACTAAAGTTGTTATAATAATCTCATCAACCTAACCCGAAAGGACACATCATGGCCACCATGACAAAGACCACAACGACAGTTTCAACAGAGACTTTCACTGTGCTAGACCCTTCAGCAGAAGCGCTGATTGCTCAGTTCAATGACGCGAAAGCCGCGATCAAAGCAGCTGAAGCACTGAAGCAAGAAGCTGAAGCAAAGCTTCGTGAAATGCTCGCTGGACAAGACGTCGGCGTAATCAATGGCGTCGAGCGCGTAAAAGTTCAGCATCGCAATCTGACCAAGGTCGATCGTGAAATGCTGAAGCTCGCGTTTCCTGAAGCGCACGAAGCAACACTAGTCGTCTCGAGTTACACAGTTCTTCAGACGAAGTAACTCGAGCAAGAACTGGGTGGCCAGCCCTTGGCCAGGATATTACAAGGGCTGGCTAGCCACAGCGGTGCGAGTTGTCTCGCTAAGTAAGGCACCTGCCACGCCAAGAGCACATCCTTCGGGGTCACTGCCAAGTCGCAAGCGCAGATCGTTAGCAGCCGCTGGAACTCGCAAAACTAAAGTTGTTATAATGACAACATAACCTAATACAAAGGACAACCTACAAAATGACAACCACAAATTCTTCAACCACAATCGCCGGCAATGCGATTTACCTCGAGCTTGCTAAGCCAAACATAACAACTCAGATGCTTATCATGCCGGAAGGCACATCGTCTTCTCACAAGACAGTGCCAATGACAGTCTATCGTCGCCGAATTACAGCACATGCTCCTCGTAGGACATGGAAAGCTGTTAGTGCGCCGACCACTGCTCGTCACCTTATTTCTTCAGCTCTTGACACAGAGCCAGCGGTCGCAGTAAATGCAGTGCTTACTCCACTTCATCCACTGTTTCGCTCAGTCGCGGCTAACGAGTACGTTCTCTGTAGACAACCAATCTACGTAGAAGTTACTCCTGAAGACTTGGAGCTGTGCATTACTGCAAAGACTCCATACAAAGTTCTCGGAAGAGTGATGAAAGTTCGCAAGTCTCTTGGATTCCCCAAAGA